AGCTTGAACCGGATCAGCCGATTCCTATCGTGGGGATGCCACTCCGGGAAGCAGAACGCAGAGTTAAGGGGCAAAATCCGCACCCTGCCCGGATGTGGCATCCCCGAAGGATCTTGCCACGCTTCCTCGTAGGCCACCTTCACGAAGCAGTCACCGGTCACCGATCCCATGGCCCCGGACTCCCACAGCAAGGACTCTTTCTTGTTGTCCACCTCCCAGATCCGTTGCAGCCGGGTGGGCACGATGGCGGCGGTGGCCGACGGCGAGCGGAAGCCGACGCCTTTGCCGAAGACGAAGTTGGTGGTGAAGTCCGACAACGCCCTGGTGTAGTTGAACGTCAACTGCGGCTCACCCAGATCGGGGCGCTGCGCCCAGTGGTAGCCGAGGTAGAAGGCCCAGTTCATGGCGTAGCGGTTCAGGCGCGGCCCGTGGACCTCAAACTCTTCGTCAGCTAGCTCGACCAAACCGAGCGGACTGATCTGAATAGTTAGGTCTGAGCTTGCCGCCCGATAGCTAGGCGACTGGAACTGAATGGCCATCTATCGAGGTGGCGTGGTCAGCCGTTGCTGGTAGAAGTCCTGCTGCGTGCGGGGGAGACGCTTACGGACAGCAATGGCCTGGGCGGCACGAGCCTGGGCCTGCTTGTACTGCTGGGACGACGATGACGCCGCCATTGCTGCACGGCGGGGCTGCAACCAGGTCAAGTTCGACTCGGTCGTCGTCACTTCTGTCCTTCGTAGAGCCGCTTGTCGGCCAGCTTGTAGCTCGCCTTGGTGTCCTCGGCACCGGGGTGAAACAGGTCCTCGACGGCCTTGGCCATACCGTTGCTTTTCCCTCGCGGTTCCTCCCGGCGAGGCGACTTAGACATGGGGTTGGCGTGCGGATCGCGCCGGTCGTTCCACAGCGACTGGACGTCCATGTACTCGACGGGAACGTTTTGGATGTAGGACATCAGAACAACCTCTGTTGGTCGGGATGGATCTGGGCGGGATGAGCGATGGACGGATACGCCTGCTCGTGGCTGGGGAACGCTGCCCTCACCCGTGGATCGGTGGCTGTCTCGTGACGGCGGATCTGCTCTTCTCCCCATTGGGTGGCCTGGGCCTGGGGGATCCGGCTGAGTCCTCGCTTCTCCATCGCCTGGCGGGAGGCGTAGTCGGACATGGCGTGGAAGCCGGAGGTCTCTATGGCTTTCTCCCGCTCCGATTTGTCACGAGCTTCTTTGCCACTGGACCGCTTGCGGACGTTGCCCTTCTCATCGAGCAGCAGGGGCTTCCCGGCGTTGAGGTGGGGGAGCATTCCGCCACCGCCGCTGTGGACGTCGGAGACGAAGAACTGGGGGGTGCCGGTCAGCCAGGCGTTGTGGTAGGCCGCGGTCTTGGGGCCGAAGCCGGATCCGGTGCCGGTGCCCAGGTAGGTCTCCGAGACGGACTTGCCGTGACGGATCACCTGGTGGGCGCGCTTGACTGCCTTTTTGAAGTTGGTGTCGAACCCGCTGAGGGCGTGACCGCTCAGCCCCTTCTTGGTGACCGAGCTTGGGCGCTTACCCGCTCCGACCTGGTTGATGATGTGCTCCGCCTGCTCTGCGTTGGGGTAGCGGACTTGGCCGCTCTTGTACTGGTATTTGAACTTCATGTTGGGGGAGGTGTCGGCGTTGACCGCGGCCACCAGGCCTAGCGGCACGTTCTCGCGACGGCTGGTGGTCCGCAGCCGTTCCGCTGCCTCGCCGTGGGTGTAGAAGTTCTGGGAGTGTGGCTCGTTGGCCCCGGCCTGGCGGGCGCGCAGGTAGCCCTGGTCGAGTTGCGAACCGAAGGCGCGCTCCATGGACTCCGGGGTCGCTCCGCTCTTGGCCTTGACCCGCTTGGCGATGTCCTCGCGTTCACGCGGGGTGTGCTCCTCCCACCGCTTGGGTCGGGGCAGAGCGTGCGGATCCTCCAGACCCGGTATCTGCACGTCGTGCATGGTGGGACCGACCGGGTGCTCACCGAAGCCGTAATGCTCGTACGCCTGGCGGGGACTGAGCTTCAACCGCTTCTGGGGGGTGAGGCCGAGTTCGGGTCGTTCACGGGCCAGCTTGTTGTGCTGTTCAGTGGCGTAGTCGACCACGTCACGGGTGCGCTTCTGGCCTTCGGTACTACGTTCCCAGCCTGCCCTCCGGCGCACTGACGCCCGCGTCTGAGTGGCCACCTCGGCCACCCGCGTGGCCCGTCTGGCTGCGGCTTGGGAGACCTTGGTCTGGCCGAACTGGCGTCCCGCGTTACGGGCCTTCTTGACCTCGGTCGGCGGGGCCTTGCTGGCGTCCCACTCCACACTGGCAGTACGACGAGCCATTACATCGGCCGGTCCCGGCGACCCTCGCCGCGCCGGTCATGGAAGTACTGCTCGTGGATGGCCTCGGCCTGCTCGTTGAGTTCGGGATGATTGAAGCGCGACGGCGGGTTGATCATCCCCTCCTTCTCCTTCGCCATCTCGGCCGAGTACTTGTTCTTGGACTTGAGGCTCCCCCTGGCCACCGACTGGTTGTTGCCGAACTGGTCGCGGACGTGGATGAAGCCGAGCTTGCCCCCACCCCGGCCCGGACCCATGGCCCCGACACGTTGCACGGGGGAGCCGGGGCTGATGGTTCCGCTACCGGGGTGGGGACGAGGATCGAAGCGATCCCAACCAATCGGGTCGTACCAGTGGGTGTGCCGGAACTCCTCCGGCTCCTCCTCGGCCACGGCTCAGTCGCTGACGACTTCGGGTGCCCGCCTCTTCTGGATGGCCCCGTTGCGGACCACCTCTTCGTAGCGGACCTCGGCCTGGTCGGTGAAGCTGCCGTGGGCGAACTCGCCGAGCATGGTGGGGGCGTCGATCCACGCGGCCGAGCCGACGTGGGCGCGCTCCGCCATGGTCTCCTCCGGCATCTTGAACTGGGTGTTGGGGTCGACGTGGTTGATGCGCCCTGGAGCCGAGACCATGAACTCGGTCATTCCTCGTGTGAAGTCCCTGGGCAGATCGGTGTCGGTGGCCAACCCCTCTTCAAAGCGGAGCGGACCACGGCCACCGGGGCTGTTGGGACCCATGGTCTCGTCATAGGCGTACCTACCCCTCTCTGGGAACTGCGGTTCCGGGGCAAGACTCATGGTGAAACTCCTTCTGTAACCGGTTAATACGAAAGGCTAGCCACCGCATTTTCTGCCAATGCGACCACCCGGTACTACGCCATTAAGTGATCAACTCACTTAGATTGCAATATGATTTGCCCATGAGCGACACCTGGGCGGCGCAGACGGCGATGGAAAGGGCGACGGGCACCGTACCCTCATCGGGCGACGGCCCGGCGCAGGCCGACCTGCATCAGGCGGTGACCCCCTACTCGACGCAACTAGGTGCCGCCTCCGCCCGCTCGCGCGCCAAGTCGGAGACAGAGCCATTCATCGCCGGAGCGGCCAACAAGATGAACCGTGCTATCAGCGACGTCCTGTCACCGCTTGCTGGCGTCTTGGGCGACGCGGTGGGCGGCTAGGTCTGGGCGACGCCGTCCAGGGGGTGGTGGAGATCTCGACCTCCGGGATCATCAGGGTCCTGGACATGATGGTGGCGCAGGCCAGGCTGTCCACGTAGTCGTCGTGGACCCCGGCTTCGTTGGGCGCTTCTACGAGTAGATGCGCCCCCTGGTACTTCTTCTCCACGTCGATCATCTGCTGGCGGAACCGTTTCCAGGTCTTGGTGCGGCGGGCCTTGGGGTGGGCGGGCCAGGACAACAGGCCCCGCTGGAGTAACTGCTGGAGGTGCTTCCAGCGCAGAGACTGGTCGGCGATCTGCGACGACAGCGGCTCGACCTGGATGTTCGGCAGCAGGCGCTTGAGTCGGTCAGCCGCCACGTCGCCGACGCCCTGGGCATCCACCCCGAGGGCTACCACCGAGTAGTTGCTGAGGAAATCACAAATCCTGAAGTACTGCTCCTCCCATTCCTCACCGTGCATCTCCAGCCAGTTGAGGATCCGGTGGTCGTATAAGCCCAGTTCGTCGGGGCGGTCCCAGTCCACCCACATGATGGTGACCACGGTGGAGTCCATCTTGCGGGCGAAATCGATGCCACCGATGAGGGCGCTGCGCCAGTAGGCCGGGACGATGGGCATGGTGGGATCGCCAAGCTCGTCCAGGCGCGTCTCGGTGATGAGCATGCCCCGCTCCAGCAGCCACTCCAGCTTGTAGTTGAGCCGGAACTCGTCGGAGTCCTCGCCGGTACGCATGGCCTCGCCCCGGACATAGGAGGCGTAGTTGCGGTTGAACCGGGCGCAGTACTTCCAGTCGAAGCGGTAGTGGTTCTTCCTGCCACCCCGGCGTAGCTCCATGCGCTTGTTGTGCTGGATGGTCTTGTAGAACACGCCTTTCACCACGTCGGGGGTGCCGGTCATGACCATGGTGGCCAGGTAGAAGGCCCCCATGGGGCTGATCGACTTGTTGAGCACGTACTCGTCCACCGACTGGCTCTCGTCCACGAAGATGACGTGGTAGCTCTTCGACTCGATCTTGGCCCTGGGGTTGGCCGTCTGCATGGCGCAGAAGCTCTGGCACTTCTTCAGCTTTACCTTGCGCGATCCGGCCCGCACCCCATCATCGATGTCGGGGTCCTCCAGCATCTCCTGGGCGCGCTCACTGGTGAGCCGGTCGACCACCCGGCCGAACAAAGTCTCGACCTGTTGTTCCACCGGGGCGAAGCAACCGATCATGACGCCCCTGGCGAACTTCTGGAGCGGCTCAAACTCCGGGAACATCTCGGCCAGACGGGGCAGCAGGATCATCAGGCTGGCCGCGACATTTGCCACCACTTCTGTCTTACCGGACTGGCGGGAAAGCTCCCCGGTGATGGTGGCCCCGTCACCGGAGATCACCGACTCGATGATCCGCCGCCCGAGCGCCGCCTGGTAGGGAAACATCTCCATGCCGGAGAAGATGACGGTGAAATCCCAGACCTTGTCGACCAATCGCTGGACGAACTGCTGGTCGCCGGGATCGAGCACGACGGGGGCGTATTCGGCCAGATCCTCGGACAGATCGTCGTCGGCGACCTCTTCCCCCAGGGCCGGATCGCCCACGTATGTCACCCATCAAAGGCTAGGAACAGCCAGGCCACGCCCCCCGACCACACTTGTTGAAAAAATCAACAGAGACTCGGACCAAAACAGTGGATCTTTTCTTATGCACCTCTTGACCCCGACCACCGGTGATGGTAAATCTTGGTCAGGCCCCCGTCCTGGCGGAGCCGACGGAAAGGGGGACGTAGAAGTTGCATACCACGCTATGTACGGATAGGTACACCGAGCAACTTGAGGAAACTCGCTAAATAGCGACACCCCCTATAGCGGAAATAATGGCAGTGCCGTCCCGTTCATTTGGGGCTTGACACGCCGCGTCTTTGGGTGCATGGTGATCAATCACCGCTGGTCTCGGCTGGCGGTAACCGGCTAAAGCGATAGATCAGCGCCCCGTTCAGGGTGGCTGATCAAGGGGATGAGAGTATGGACGAAGGGTTGAGACTACGCGGCCCTGGTTCGGATGCCATCTTCGATGACGTCCACGGGTTCGTGACTCAGGTGTTCAGAAGGCGCAGGTCAGGGACCTGGCTGGGGGATCGGGCCGACCTAGACAACCTTGTCAGCCGCGGTCGAGGACTTGGCATCCGCCAAGCCTCGGATGTCGTACAGGGCCTGCTTGATTCGGACGCCGTGGAGAGGGTGGACGGAGGGTTTCGACTCCTAGTCGAAAAACAACTTTCCCCAGAGATTTCCGCACACCCCGGCGCAGCCGGGCGCGAAGGAGGCAGTCTAGTCGCGCAGCGACTGGATGCCGAGGACGCGAACTCTCCGGTTTTCGGTGAGGCGAGCGCAGCGAGCCGAATGATAGCTAGCTACGAAGCTCTTGGGGGAATGGAGGGGTCTGCCCAAAATGCAGTTCAACCTGCCTTCAGACCATCTGGACCACGAGTGAAACTGTGCAGAGATTTCTTCCCGAGCCTGGTTGAGAACCATGACCTGGAGACCATCCCCAGAAACATGTACTGGCAAGCGTTGTGCAGCCAGGTCAAGAAGCTGGAGTGGGACTACCAGATAGACACACCATTCATCCGGCTGATGATGCTGGAGTTCGTCAAGCATCCGCTGTGGTGCCGACGATCACGACGCCCAGCCTGGCAAGTGTTCATCTCTCGGCGAGAAGAACTCATAAAGCTGGTCCACGCCCAGCGGAAGAAGAACCCCGACAACCGCCGCCGGGGCCGTGACTACTGGATCAGCCAGCCGCCCACCCGAGACCGTCACATGGGGGATGCAGAGTATTGGTTAGGGAGGAGACCATGACCACACCACTCTGGCTCTACGGCGGCGAGCGGCCACCCAGTGAGGATTTCCTGAGCGACCCGCGACGCAACTGCATCAAGTGGAAGGGGGTGGCGTGGCTCTTCTTCAGTGACGATCTGGTCGAACAGCAGATGGCCAAGAGACTGTGCGCCACCTGCCCACTGTTCCGGGCCTGCACCCGCTGGTCCCTGGCTCACGACCGCGAGTTGGAGTACGGGATCTTCGCCATGATGACCGCCGACCGACGGCACCGGATCGCTGAGGGCCGGGAGAAGTACGCCGACCCACGCAGAGATTTCAACTTCGCTCAGAACGCGGCCAAGGCCGCGGCCCGCAAGCGGGCACGTCAGGGTGTCCATAAGCGCCGCCTACCAGAGGAGGAACTGTGAGAACGACCTTCGCCCCCTTCCGGGACAAGACGATCAACAACTTCCAGGTCTTCAACGAGAAGCAAGAGATCCCCGCCGAGATAATCAAGGGGTACCTCACCAACCTGGACGACAACCGTCTTCGCGGCAGGGGACTAATGTTCCTCGGCCCCACTGGTGTGGGCAAGACCCTGCTGGCCAGCATCGTGTTAAACGAGGCCCAGGGGCGGGGCTACCGCATCGAGGCCATCGAGCTATCGACTTACGTCGGGCTACACAAGGACATGTTCGGTCTCTCGCACTCCCTGCGCGGCGGCAACGAGGAGATCGAAGACGAGTACATCAAGGCCCGCCAGCACATCCGCATCATCAAAGGGGTGTCGAAGCGGAGCACCGACTTCGTGCTCTTCGATGACGTGGGCCGGGAGTTCCAGTCCGAGTCGGGCTGGTCCCAGAACGAGTTCTTCGACACCATCAAGAGTCGATACGACCGGGGACTGCCCAGCCTGGTCACCACCAACAAGAGCTTTGAGGAACTGGACGAGCGTTACACCGTGGGCTTGACCAGCTTGCTCATGGAGGCCACCGAGATCATCTGGGTGGACGGGACCGACTACCGATGGAAAAAGGGCAGCTAGGCAACCAGGCTCAGCAACGGATCATCTTCGTATGGGAGGGGACCGTCGCTCGCCTGCCTGATCACCGCATCGTGCGCCAGCTTGAATGGCTTGACCACCACACCGGGGCCTACGACCGAGCGGTCAAGCGGTGGGACCTCAACCAGATGGCCTTCAAGTGGATGTGGTCCCTGCTGGCCACCACCAACCTGAGGATCGACCTGGTCGTCACCACCCGACCGCCCGCCTTCGCCGAGGCCGTGTCGCGCCTGGCCCTCGACAACAACTGGCCGGTGCGCTATGTCTTCCAGTCCTCGGCCGAGGACCTGGGACGCCAGTTGCCGATCATGGCCGACGTGGTACGGGTGTACTACGGGCTGGAATCCCAACGCTGGGCCTTCGGGCCGCAGGGCTTCCACCTCACCGGACGAGATCAGCATCCCTGATGGACATCGAGTGGGCCATTTTGAGCAAGGTAATCGAGGTGGGGGGCCTCGACGCCCTGGTGGAGGCCCGTGTCGGTGCGTCCTTCTTTATGGACACCGACAACGCCGAGGTCTTCCGCTGGATGCTCCACCACTGGACCGAGTACGGGGTCACGCCGGGCACCGACGCCTTCCGCCACGAGTTCCCGGCCTACGCGCTCATCGCCACGCCGGAGCCGTTGGAGTACTACCTGGGCGAGCTTCGCAGTCAGCGCCAGTTCGCCATGGTCAACGAGATGCTCGACACCATCAAGGATCCGTTGCGCCGGGGCGACGCCGATATAGCCATCAAGATCCTGAACTCGTCGTTGGAGGGACTCCACACCGAGATCGCCGACCTGCGCGACGAGGACCTGACCCAGACGACGGAGGAACGGTTGGCCTACTACGACCGGCTAGCTCGCAGCCCCGGCATCCTCGGATTGCCGACCGGGTTCCCCACCATGGACTTGGCGACCGGCGGTCTCCAGCGCGAGCAGTTGATCACCCTGGTCGGATTCCAGAAGCGATTCAAATCGATGCTGCTTATGTGCATGAACATCGCCGTCAACGCCGCCGGGCACTCCACGCTGTTCGCCAGCTTTGAGATGAGCACCCAGGAGCAGTCCACCCGCCACGACGCGCTGCGGGCCGGGATCAGCCTGACCCGGCTCCAGAACGGGAAGATACGCCCCGACGAGAAGACCAATCTCAATCGGATGATGCACGGCCTGGAGGACTACCCGCCCATGACGTTCGTGCATGACCCGTCGTCCACCACCACCGTCTCCGGCCTGGCGGCGAAGATCGCCCAGTACCGACCGGACGTGGTGTTCGTGGACGGCACCTACCTAATGGACTGCGAGATCCCCAGGGTGGAACCGCATTCGCCGCAGGCGCTCACCTCGATCACCCGGTCCCTCAAGCGGCTGGCCCAGCGGTCGGACATCCCTATCGTCCAGACCACGCAGGCGTTGGAGTCCAAGGCGCGCTCAGGTCGGCTCACCCTCAACTCCATCGGCTACTCCAGCAGCTTCGCCCAGGACTCAGACGTGATCTTCGGGGTCGAGGAGATCAAGGAGCACGGCGAGATCTCGGACAAGGAGATCATGCTGCGGATCGTGGCGGCGAGGAACTGCCCGCGCCGGGACGTGCGCTTAGCTCTGGACCTTGAGCGTGGTTCCATTACTGAGACCGAGGTCGACTTCGACTCCGACGACATGGACGACACCGACGACGCATGATTGAGGATCTCCTAGAGCACATCGGTCTAGAAGACCTACAGCCCAAGGAAGTCGAGATTGGCGCGCGCTGTCCTCTGCATGAGCGCCGCACCGGGGAGCGTGAACACCGGCCCCGACACTTCTTTGTCAATAGACGTACCGGCATGTACCACTGCTTCTCCTGCGATTACAGCGGGTCGTTGATCAAGCTGGTCATGGACACCACCCGCCTGGGACTGTGGGACGCCCATCAACTGATCCGTCGCTTCGACATCGACCTGGAAGACACCGAGGAGAAGTGGGAGCCGCCGGTCGCCAGCGCCACTCTGGAGGCGAAGCTGGCCGAGTTCACCAAGCCGCCGGAGCGGGCCATCAAGCGCCGCCATCTACGCCGGGAAGCCATAGATCGGTTCGGGCTGTGCTGGGATCCCGAGGAGTCGGCGTGGATCTGTCCGATCTACTCGCCTCTGGGCGAGCTATGGGGCTATCAGGCCAAGACCGCGGAGTGGGTCCGTAACCGCCCGCCGGGGATCCGCAAATCGTTGACCCTGTTCGGCGTCCAGGTGGTCCAGTACAGCCCCCAGGTGGTGCTGGTCGAAAGCCCTCTCGACGCCGCCTACCTTGACGGCCTGGGTTACGCGGCCATGTCCAGCTTCGGGGCCGGGGTGAGCGATAGCCAGATGCGGCTGATCATCGAACGCTTCGATGAGTTGGTCCTGGCCCTCGACAACGATGAAGCCGGTCGCAACGAGACCACGCGGCTGCTCACCGAGCACTGGCATCATCGCATCCCGATCACCGTCTTCAACTACAGCAACGCCCTCAAAGGGAAAGACCCCGGCGAACTATCGGCCAATCAGATCCGCGCCGGGCTAGAGGACAGCACCCTGGCGGCGTTCTGGTGACATTCAAAGGGACGCTCTACGACTTCCAGGAGACAGCAGTAGAGCGCATGGTCGACATGCGCCAGATCCTGCTGGCCATGGAGATGGGCCTGGGCAAGACGGTGGTGGTGATCGCCGCCGTCGAGCGGCTGATCGAGGCCGAGGAGATCGCGGCCGGGTTCGTCATCGCCCCGGCCAGTCTCAAACTTCAGTGGCGGCACATGATCGAGGAGTTCGCCCCTGACGCCAATGTGCTCGTGGTTTCCGGCGACGCCCGCCAGCGCCAGGACTGCTACCACCAGTACATGGAGGGCGGGGCCGAGTACCTGATCTTCAACCCCGAGCTTCTGGTCCTCGACTGGGAGGTCATCCGCAAGCTGCCCAGGGACTACGTGGTCTGCGACGAGGCCACCTGGTTCAAGAACTTCAAGCCGAAGCGAAGCAAGAAGATCAAGCGGCTGCGGGCCGAGTACCAGTGGGCGTTGACCGGCCAGCCCATCGAGAACCGGGCTGAGGAAGCCTTCTCGATCATGGCCTGGGTCGATCCCAGCGTCCTGGGCGACTTTCGGACCTTCGACCGGGCCTTCATCGTCAGAGATCACTGGGGCCGTCCCAAGCAGTACCGCAACCTGCCCACGCTGCACCGGCTGCTGTCGGAGCACATGGTGCGCCACACCAGGGCGCAGGTGGCCGACCAGCTTCCCGCCGTCAGCGAGGAAGTGGTACCAATCGAACTGGATGCCGCCGCCGCCCGGCTCTACCGCCGGGTGGTCCATGACCTGGAGGCTGACGTGGCCGAGGCCGTCAACACCTGGGGCAACTTTTCGCTCAACAGCTTCTACCACGGCGAAGACCAGGGCGAGGCCAGGGGCCGGATCATGGCCAAGCTGTTGGCTCTCCGCATGATCTGCGATCATCCCGAGCTTCTGCGGATCTCGGCGGCGCGATACAGGGGCGAGCTAAAAGGGCGGGGCGGGTCGGAGTACGCCGACGAGTTGTATGCCGCCGGGCGGCTGGACAGTTTGACCAAGACGCCGAAGCTCGACGTCCTGGTCGAACTTATATGCAGCATCTTGTCGGCAGATCCGCGCAGCAAGATCGTAATCTTCAGTTTTTTTCGGACGATGCTCGACTTGCTGGCCACGGCCACGGCCACCATGACCAAGTCGGTGATCTTCTCCGGGGCGGTCTCACAGAAGAACCGTGACCTGGCTAAGCAGACCTTCGCCGCCGATCCCGACACCCGGCTGTTTCTTTCTTCCGATGCCGGTGGTGTCGGCTTGGATTTGCCCCAAGCCAACTATTTGTTCAGCTATGACTTGCCATGGAGCGGAGGAGCCTTCGCCCAGAGACAGAGCCGAATCATACGTTTATCATCTGTCTTCCCCCAGGTAACATTGTTGTCCCTCCAGGTCTCCGGGAGTATCGAGGAGTACCAACATCATCTCCTCCAGCAGAAGAAGCGGGTGGCCGACGCGGTGGTCGACGGCCAAGGCATAAGCCGGAAGGGCCGACTCAGCCTGGACCTCCAGAGTCTCTCTGCGTGGGTTGGGACCCATGAAGTCTAAAAATCTCCAGGAACTTGCCGCCAAGGGGCAAGTCGTGAGAGAGACAGCGCGATGATCGGTCCGGTGACACGCCGCCGAGCCGGTTCCCGTCCTCGCCCCTCATGGGATGATATTGGGAACAAACAGTCTCCGAGAAAGGAAGAATCGCCGTGGCTACACTAAAACCGGTCGAGGAAGTCATCACGTCGGCCACTCGTGCCCGTGATTATTTCAACGAGGCAGACCGGAAGGACACCGCCGCCCAACGCACCAGCACCGAGGCTGACGATGACCGTTGGCGAGGTGGACAGCTAGTCGCGGAACTCGTAGACGGTGGCATGTCCACCCGATCCCTCGCCAGCGAGATGGGACGAAGCCAGAGCTTCGTCAGCCGTGCCGCCAGAGTGTGGAAGGAGTACGGGCAGAAATGGCTTCAGATCCGATCTCAGAAACACAACAGCCCAGGTCAGAAGGGAGAAACAGGAGGTGAGTCCTATAGGACTCACCAGACCTTCATGGGCTACCACAACCTCCTGGGCACAGTCACCAACACCAAAGAACGGGAGGCTGTCGTGACCAAAGCGACCACGGCAGGGAAGTCCGTCGCGACGGCGGCTGTGGCCTGGAAACGCCGGGTCAAAGAGGGTCCTCTGACAGTTCCGAAAGCGCAAACCCAGCAAGGATTTGCCCTGGACGCCTTGATCGAGGCGGCTGAACAGGATGACGGCCTTACTGCCGATCAGGTCAAGGAGATCACCGGCATCAACCACCAGTCCATTGGACGAGTTATGACGAACCTGGTTGATGCTGGATGGATCACTGTGACCGGCATGTGGCGAGAAACACGTAGCGGGAGGCGGGCGCTCATTCACTTCCTGACAGCGGATGGAGCCAAGCAGGTCGGGTTGACGGGTTACGACTTCAAGAAGGTCTCCACTTCACGCGGAACTTATACCGAGCCAAAGACCGAGCCAAAGACTGAAACCACCAGGGGCACGTCCAGGTCACAGCCCAGGGGATCCATTAGAAACACGACACCAACCTTTCGGAAACCCTCTGCCAAGCAAGCCGAGGAAGAGCAGGAACGCGCTCTGGTGAGGCAATACCGCGACAAGCTGTACGGAGTGGAGAAGGACTTCGCCAGAGCGGACATCAGTCTCGTATCTATGATTGATGAGATCGATAACGGCTCTGTCCAGTTCAGTATCTGGCGTCTACGCATCGCAATCAAGAATCTGAGTGACTTCGCGACTGCCTGGGAATCCAGGACCAACTGAAAAGGAGAATGTCCACAATGCCTGCCAAGACTGCCACTACCTCGCCGGATGATTACCCCCCCGATCTCCGTAAGGTCATTGAGGACGACTGGGGTATACGTCTCTATCCGGTTGGCAACCTAAACCCGGATGGTTCCTGGAATGGTCCGTCTACATTAAGTGGCACAGTGTGGCTCACAGCCGAACTGTCAAGGAAGATTCTCAACACGTTCAAAAATAATCGCAAACCGGTCAAGGCAGGTTTGTCTCGTCTTATGAGTGACTTGCGAACCGGAAACGCATACTTCAGTTCAGACAGTCTTGCCTTGATGTGGAGAGACATTCTCGGAGAGATAGAAGGTATCAACGGCCAGCACCGATGCCTAGCCGTACAAAGGACCAACATCCCGATGCCTGTAATGCTGTCTGTCTTTCCCGAAAAGGTTGGTCAAGGTGTGCAGGACGTTACCGATCAGCAGATCGTTAGAAGCCTGGCGCACTATTTAACCATCCACGGTCATGACGCCCATGCCCAATCTCTAGCCGCCACTCTCCGACTATTGTGGTGGTACGTTCACCGTGAGGAACGGTACTACGTCGCGCCAAGCAATGCTCAAGCCTTGGCACTGCTGAGGAAGTACCCCGACATAGAAGACGTTGTCGAACAACACGTCCGTATCAAGACAGCTTACCTCTCGCCCACCCAGTTCAATGTTGCTTGGTACGTCTTGTACAATATCGACCCGACAGCGTGCGAGAAGTTCTTTATGAACATACAGAGTCTTAGAAGGGAACCTGCGACCTCTCTCGCCCAGGACGAAGATCCTTGTGTATCACTTCACGATTACTTCCAGGCATTGCAGGACTATGACGAAGAGATACGAAGCATAGGCCCGACCACACCGAAGAATCGACAGCCAGATCAAAGATTCCGTCCCATCGGGGAAGTCAAACGCATGGCGTGCCTATTTGAGGCCTGGTGCCGATTTTACTTCGAGGAACCCACGACGGTGAAGGACTTTCAGCTTCTACGGCCACGACCATTCCCGGTGGTAGAAGGTGATGAACTAGAGAAAATGAACTACGAGCCAGAAGAGGAACCCGGTGAGGTAGTCGAAATGAATCCACCCCCTCACGCAGATGAGTCCTAAGCAAACGAAGACTGAAGCGCTTCTGGCAACAGGGGCCATGAAGCTGGAGGAGAAGCACCGCAAGGCTCTTGATGCTCATCGCTGGCATTGGGTTGCAGACGAGTCGAATCCCGACCGTGTCAGTGTCACGGTGTACCGAATGGTGTCGGGGGTGGGTCAGAAAGAGATCTGGGCCAGCGTTGATCGCCACAGCATGGTCGAGGTTGAAGAAGCTGTGGGTAATGATCCATTGTGGGCGGCGTCCAGGATCAGCGACTATTTGGGAAGGCATCACTTCCCAGGATCTAACTCTTACTTGTTCGCCAAGGAAATGGTTGAGGCCCACTCGGACATCCCGCTGTCAGAACTCCGGAAGATGTCTGAGGAACGTTACCTGGAGATGCGGCAGGCTAAACAACAAGCCGATAAAGACGAGTGCGAGCGCGCCGGGCATGATTGGACAGAATGGCAACCCACGTACGCGGCTGATCACCACGAGAGTCGTTTCTGTCGCCGCTGTCGTCATCGTGAAGAACGGCCACTCCAGGGTGAGGATTTACAAAGGATCCTGAAGACGGAAGCGGAACGGGAAAGAAACCGGGAGAAGTGGGAGAACACAGAGTTGGTGACGATACGTCGCCAAAAACGCCGGGTTCTTTGACCGTCCCATCCCCACACCGACAGGACACGAAGCCATGATCGACCAGTATGGATCAGAGGCACTTACTCCGCAGGCTCTGCGCGCCAGAAGCAGAATGGAACGGCTGGAGATGATGGAGTATTACGTCACCCACGGCTACCGAGGAGAGAACCTCAGGGATTACTACAGTTACTGGCAAGGGGATCAGTTGGTCGTGCTGAGGGAAGCTGACTTCGGACACAAGTACGAGACAACCTACGACAAAGACGATCTGCTGGCGTGGTTCGCTGACTCTCTGAAGGAGCTTCGGCTCGCTCTGAAGGAGCATCGCATGACTCTCTGTTATCAGAAGCCAGATCGTAGGTATGACTGGGCAGACGCATTGCTTGAGTGGGAAGGAGATCACCTGGGCAAAGAGTGCGCCCTCTGACTCGGTACGGTCCCAAGTATCTCTTCTGCGGTTCCCACCTCACCGATGACACCTACATCCTCCGCTGTCTGCTGGAAGGCTTGAATACCCAGGGACGCCAGTGGTCAGAGACCATCATCATCCTGGACAACGGATCGCTCCAGGGGCTGGAACACGAAGTCGTCGGGTTCCGGCACCTGGAGCACCGTCGCGTCAAGGACCTGGGCAGTCCGAACATTGTCATCGCCTTCATGGACCGGCTGAGTCACAACCGGGACACCGAGAAGCTCCTGGAACGTGCAGAGACTCAGGGAATACCGGCTTTTGTAGTCAGCACATACGGTCATTAAAAACCTGTCAGAACTTTCCGCATAGACCCTTTAACTGAAGGCGGCAGCGTTACTCTTCGGGTATGCCGCGACTACGCCGCCGAGAAGAACATGAACAGGAATCGCTGGATCTGGCGTGGCTGGCCCACGAGGTTGAGGGCTGGTGGGGGATCAAGGACCAGTCTAAGTTGATCACTAAGCAGTTGAATGCTGGCAAAGATCGCCTCAAGAAAATCGTGGAGAGGTTCGGTATAACCGACCCAACCAGTGGATCCATTTTTCTTGATCTGGAGGAGCCGGTCAGTCTTCGGAAGATCTGCAAGCTGAAGGCCCAGCGTTCAGTCACCACCGGGTTGAATCCGACCGCTGCCGAGGAGATCCTCCGAGCCAAGGGGATCTGGGACGAGTGCGTCGAGTACGTGCCCCAGCTTGATGAAGGCAAGGTCCACGCCGCCTACTACGACAAGAAGATCACCGACGACGAACTGAGCCGGATGTTCCCCCAGTCGATCAACTACAGCCTCATCCTGTTGGACGACAACGACAAGCCGGTCAACTGATGCAGGCGTTCGGCGGTCTCCAGGACGAGTACTACCCCGGCTCCAAGCGCAAGCGCCGGGAGTCTCCGCATGTACGCCGTGAGCGCGTCAAGGAGGAGCGGGTCCAGGCCAAGGCCGACGAGTCCTGGGATGCCCGACCCTGGAGCAAGCACGTCAAGTTCCGAGACGGACGTGAGGCCGATATAGAGATGTTCCCCACCGGCTCTTTGGCCAAAGCTCTGCGTCGAGACTCGGTGACCGTCAGGGCCTGGATCCGCAAAGGCTGGCTACCGAAGTCCAAATATCAGACACCGCCACTGGCCGGTACTCGTGGGGACGCGGGCAGACGGCTGTGGAGCCGCACCCAGATCGAAGGCATCGCCCGGATAGCACAGGAGGAGGGCCTGCTTAACGAGAGGCCACCTCGCGTCCAACACACCAAGTTCACCCAGAGGGTCATGGCCGCGTGGAAGGAATGGATGTGAAGCTGTCAAAGCACATCCGCTTCATCATCAGAGTCAGGGAATACGAGACCTGCCAAGTAGAGGTAGGCGCAGAGATCAGCCACTTCGACATCGGCTACAACGACCACGACTGGGCTGAATCCAACCAACGGCCACGGCTCATCGATCAGATGCGGGCCGCACTCAGTATCGAGGTCGACCGGCTCGCCAGGGAAGAACTGGAGACCGTCGCCGAATGGTCAGAGATCAGCCCCAACCTTGCTGAGGACTACCTGCAAACACCTGCACAAACACAAAGGAAACACCATGCCACGAAGACTGGTTCGCAGTCCACGAAAAGCGGAGGATTACGAAGAGGAGCGGCCCCGGCGGCTCCATCGAGACCGAGGCCGCTCCGCCCCGCGTGATGAGGCCGACGACGACAGCGACCTGGCCGTAGCCAAAGGCTGGGGCGGATACCAAAGGACCAAGGCCAACGCCCCCTCCAAGTGGGCCAAGCTCTACAAGGTCCCCGACGAAGAAGCACTGATCATGTTTTTAGAAGATGATCCGTATGCCTCTTTTTTACAGCACTGGTGCGACTGGGTTCCCCGCGGCCATAAGCAGAGCTATATCTGCTCCCAGGACGACTGCCCTCTGGATGAGGTCGACACCCCGACCGCCAGGGTGCGGTTCAACATCCTGGCCCTCAGCGGGGACGTGCCGGTCCATTGGACCTACGAGTGCGGCCTGACCATCACCGATGCCCTCAACGACTACGCCAAAAAGGAACCACTGGCGGGCCGCTATTTCGCCATCTCCATGATCGGCGACAAGAACAAGCGCACCCAGATCCGTCCGGTCAAGGTACGAGACCTGGAGGAGGACTGGAACTTCAAGGCCCTCAGCGAGGACGAGATCGCCAAGTTCATGAGCAAGCTCTGGGACGAATCCTCACTGGAGGTATCCAGTCGGAAAGAACTGCAAGAGGTCGCCGACATGGCGACCGAGTGATCGGGCCGGGGGGACGCTATCCGCTTCGGCGTCCACCGGCCCTTAGGAGGGGGAGGCCCTGTCAGAACCGCCGTCTGACCAATAGGGCCTCCCCCTCACCACCGAGGATCAATGACATTACCAACCAGAACCGTGCAAAGCGTCGAGGATCTCAAGCACCTCGTCGCGGACTACGAACGGTTCGGTGAGTTCAGCTTCGACATCGAGACCAGAAAAGGTCGCCCGGTCAGGGCGCTCGATGCCGTAGCCGAGAAGAAAGGCAACACCAAGTTCAGGTCAGACGCCAAGCCCTGTGAGGCATGCGGTCGCCGACTACCAGCACACCGTCGGGTGTGGTGCTCCGACGTATGCCGCCTGGCGGCGGAGAAAGACAAGCCCGCCCTGGACGCCCGGACCAACGTGGTGTGGTCGATCAGCCTCGCCGGTCCAGGGCGCTGTGATGTCATACCCTGCGGCCACCCTGACCCACGGCCCCAGCTAGATCACACCAACGTCTTCGACGCCCTGGAACCGCTGTTCTTCTCCGACCGGCGCAAGATCAACCAGAACGTCAGCTTCGACCTGCTGTCGATAGCCAAGTACTACGACTGGCAGATCCCACCGCCGCCGTATGGCGACACCCTGATGCTGGTCTTCCTACTCAACGAGAATGGGTACAGCTACAAGCTGGGGGAACTGACCAAGCGGTATTTCAACTATGAGTACGCCGAGAAGCTGGGCGAGCAGGCGTACACCGCTCCCTGGAATGAGGCAGTGCGGTACTCCGCCCTCGACGCCAAGTGGGCGTGGATGTTGTGGTGGAAGCTGCGGCCCCGATACTCCAGCCAGAAGATGAGGCGGCTGAAGGAGCTTCTCGACCTGGAGATGGATGTCCTGGGGGTGCTGATGGACATGCGTCAAACCGGGGCCTATGTCGACGTCGGCGAGTTCCGTCGCCTACGTCCAGAACTGGAGAACCAGCGAGATGAGGCCGAGACCAACGCCAAACGGTTGATCGGCGATGACTGGCCCGATCCGCGCGAGGTCAATCTGCGGTCCACCCAGAAGCTGGCCACCTACTTCTACGACGTCAAGAAGCTGCGCTGCCCCAAGCTCACTGACAAGGGAGCACGGTCGGTTGACGCCGGGACGCTGGCCGTGTTGGCCAAGAGAAGCCCGGTGGCCAAGGCCATCCTGGACTACCGGGAGGTACTGAAGCTGGAGTCGACGTACATCAGCGGCTACATCCCCCACATCGATGAGGACTCCCGGATCCGGGCCAGCTTCAACCAGGCCGTGGCCAAGACCGGCAGGCTCTCCTGTTCGGCCCCGAACCTCCAGAACATCCCGGCCCGTTACAAGGAGACCTTTGAGGCCACCATGGTGCGCCGCCTGTTCACGGCCCCACCGGGCAAGAAGCTCATCGTGGCCGACTACAGCCAGATCGAGCTACGGATTCTGGCCCACCAGACCAAGGACCGACTGCTGATGTACGCCTACAAGCACGGCCTGGACCTGCACACCCAGACGGCCAGCCTGATCTACAAGGTGCCGGAGCCCAAGGTGACCGGCGAGCAGCGGGCCATCGCCAAGAACAGCAACTTCAACCTCAGCTTTGAGGGCGGGCCGGGTCGGATCATGGACATGTCGGGCATCCCTGAGCGAGAGGCCCAGAAGGTCTACGACGCCTGGCACGCGGCCTACCCCGGCGTGAAGCGGTGGGGCGGCAAGGTCAAGCGGTTCTGCTGGGATCACGGCTACGTCGAGACGCTGTACGGGCGCAAGCGCCGTCTGCCTCAGATCAGGTCCCAAGACTGGGGTGAACGAGGCTATGCCGAACGCCAGGCGGTCAACCACCCGATCCAGGGCACCGCTGCTGACATAGCCAAGATCGCAATCGTACAAGTACATAAAGCTCTCCAGGACTTCGATGCCCAGTTAATCCTTCAGGTCCATGATGAGTTCATCATCGAGGTGGCCGAGGACGAGGTAGCCGAGGTCTTACCGTTAGTGCGCGTAGCCATGGAGGACGTCCGTCTCGACTCCAGTCCAGTACTGGACGTCCCCCTAGAGGTCAATATCAGCGTCGGCAACAACTGGGCTGAGTGCAAGTGAGGCAACGATGAGTGACAACAGCGGTTGGTGGCAGCGCCGCCTGGGAGGGATGATCAACCAGCGGCCCGAGCAGCAAACTCCTGGCCCGGCGGTGCGGTGGGAGCCGCAGTACCCCCCGACCGGGCCACGCCAGGAGGTGGTAGGAGAAGCGCAGTCGGGGGGCAATGGCGACAGTAGCTACAACCAGGTTCAGCGTCAGGGCTACGTGACCAAAGCGCCAGCCAACGTGGGCAAGGTCGGCCAATGCCCTGGTTGTGGCGGCTCCAACTTCTTCAAGCGTCGGTGGGCACATACCGAGGCCGCGCCGCTCTGCACCGACTGTGGCTACAACGGCGACCTGTTCACCCAGTCGGGCACTCTGCTCAACGCGGTGGGGCTGACTAGTTCCGGGCCAGTAGCTACGGCCCGCACCGACAACCCCGGTGGTCAGAGCCAGTTCGGAACCGACCCGAACGTAACCAGTGACTTCGATTGGGGCAACGTCCGGTGAGGGTGGAGTGCGAAGTAGACGAGACCCTCCTGGATGGCGACTACACCGAGATCGAAGGCGTGACCGCGACGTGTTTGCGTTGCGGTCACCAGACAGAGGCATTCGGGACCAGTGACGCCAGCGTCAAACGATGCCTGGTGACGCTTCGTGAGGAGTGCCCAAATGACGAACAGAACTTCTACGTGGAGGAGTGACCATGCCCGGAGGTAAAGACCCAGGCCCGTCGATCAAGAAACCGAAGATGTACGAGGACCTGAAGAAGGAGGGCTACTCCAAGTCCAGGGCGGCGGCGATTTCCAACGCCTCGGCCCAGGGGCCGAAACGCCGTCATCAGATGGCCGAGAAGGCGGCAGAGACCAGGGAGTCGGGACGCAAGCCCATGAGCAAAAAAGGCAAGGCGACTTAAGTGAGGGTGCGGAGAACATCCCGTGAAGTATGGGCAAGTATCCAGGAGTACCTACCCCCCATGCGCGCGAGAGCCTTCCAACTTGTCTGCGAAAGCATGCCCGACGGGATCACCTGCGAAGAAGCTGAGCAGTTGAGCGGGAGCAAACACCAGAGTATGAGTCCACGCTTTACCGACCTAGCTAACGACGACCCGAATGATCTATATCGTCCCCACTGGCCAGGCAACATTCCTCCGATTACACCCTCGGGGCGCACTCGCCTGACTCAGAGCGGTTACGAGGCCATCGTGTGGATCGTCAATCCAGCCTGGGAGGCTCATCGAGCAGCCTTTCTGGAACGACTCGATGGAGTAGCAGAAACAGTAGAAAGACGAAGGAGGAATAGTAATGGCCACTAAGAAAGAGCCGTTCGGAGGCAAGCAAGCCAAACCGTTCGGCAAGAAGGGTGATGAGAACAAGGACGACAAGGCCAAGAAGGCACCGGCCAAGAAGACCGCAGCCAAGAAGAAATAGCCATGGCTGACATCACATCGAAGAAACGGGCCAGCCTGCCCAAGAGTGACTTCGCCGTACCGTCGAAGGCCAAGACCGCCTCGGCCAAGAAGGAGTCTGGCAACTACCCCATCGACACCGAGAAGCGGGGCCGCAACGCTCTGGCTCGCGTGTCCCAACACGGCACCCCGGCGGAGAAGAAGCAGGTCCGGGCGGCAGTTGGCAAGAAGTATCCCGACATCGAGATCAGCAGCCCCAAGAAGAAGAAATGACCAGGCCACCCCCGGACCAACACAAGGCGGTCCTAGAGGTGATGGCAGAGATTAACGCTGAGTACGGCCCGGAGACTGTGGTCTGGGGCAGTCAGATCCGCTTCTCCGACATCCCTCGGATCTCCTCTGGCTCTCTGGCGCTCGACACCGCCCTAGGCGGGGGCTGGACAGTCAACGCCTGGCACGAGATCTACGGTGACGAGTCCTCCGGCAAGACCACCATCATCTTGAAGACCATCGCCACCCAGCAGGCGCGAGATCCGAAGTGGACCGTGTTCTGGATCGCGGCGGAGGAGTTCGTGCCGGAGTGGGCACAGGCCCTCGGCTGTGACCCAGGCCGGATCGTGGTCATGCAGACCAACATCCTGGAGGAGGCCACCAACGCCGCGGTGAGGGTTCTAGAAAGTAGGAGCGTCGATGCTCTGGTTATCGACAGCCTCCCGGCTCTCTCGCCGGTCACCGAGACCGAGGGGACCATGGACGACCAGCAGGTGGGTCAGGTGGCCCGGCTCATGGGCAAGTTTTTCCGCAAGGCGTACACAGCCATGAAGCGGTCCCTGGTAGAGACCGACCGTCCGGTCACCTGCTTCATGGTCAACCAGTGGCGGGAAAAGATCGGCATCATGTTTGGCGATCCGCGCACCACCCCTGGGGGCCGGGCCAAGAACTACTGGTACAACACCAGGGTCGAACTGAAGCGCGACGACTGGCTCACCGAGGGGGAGAAACGCAGCCAGCGCAAGGTCGGCATCGCCATCAAGTGCCTGACAAAAAAGAACAAGAGCTACCCACCGGAGCGGGTGGCCAGCTTCGACTTCTACTTCGACCACAACGAGCTTCACATCCCGCCCGGCAGCTACGACCCGTCCAAAGAGGTGGTCACCCTGGCCATCTACTACGAGATCCTCGACGTCAAAGGGGGCTACTACCACCTGGGCGAGGATTCCTGGCATGGCCGTTCGGCCCTGGAGGAGCAGGTCAGGTGGGACCTAACGTTGCAGGAAAAGTTACGCAGTGATGTACTAGAGGTTGCGACGAAGGGCAAGCGCCCCGAGGAACAGAAACGTCCTGCCAGGCGATTGGCTAGGACCAAGAAGTGACAGTCGGTGACCGCCTGATGAGGTCCAGGCGGCAAGAGCAGAAGGGCATGGACCGATTTGGGGGAACTCGTAACCCCCGATCAGGTGCTAGATGGGACCGGAAGCACGACGGTCGCACCGAGTGGGAACTGGTCGAGTTCAAGCGCACCGACAATCGACGCTCCATCACGCTCAAGTTTGACGACCTCCGCCAACTACGCAGGCATGCGCTGGTCGAGTCTCGACTCCCAGTTCTCGGATTTGAGCTATCGGGAGAACATTTCGTGGTCCTTACCGAGAGCGACTATCACGAACTGGTTGCTCATAGACGTAGCTATGGCCCTGCCGCCGGTCTACGAGCGGCGACGACCCGACTGGTATACCCAAGCCAAGTGCCTCGGAAGCTGTGGACACAACAACGCCAACCTGTTCTTCGCCGACCATCAGCACAACGGCCAGGTCAACGAGGCCAAGTCGGTGTGCCTGGGGACTCACCCGGATTTCCCAGGGCAGTGCCCAGTCCTCGACCAGTGTCTCGACTACGCCCTGAACAACGGGGAGAAGTGGGGCGTTTGGGGCGGGTGTTCAGAAAGGGAGCGCCGCCGGATCAAACGGGAACGGCATCGTGAAGCGGCCCTCAACGCAGGCAAGATCGTCTCAATCAACACCGCGACGTCCCGTGATCGACGCCAACTTGCGCGCATTGTTAGAAACAAGCAAGCGCGAGACCCGGCTCCTTGGCGACATTCAAAGGGCCTTATTGACCAGAGACGACGACTCCGAGCGACGGCAGGATGTGCTGCACCCTTCGGAGATGTCGCATTCGGAATGGTGTCCGAGGGCTAGCTACCACCGCCTGGCCGGGCATAGGCCGAGCGCCGAGGGGCCGGTGACCCACTGGCAGATGCGGATGATCTTCGATGAGGGCAAGGAGATCCACCGCAAATGGCAGAGCCGGATTTGGAATCTAGGGCGACTCAAAGGCGTGTACTACTGCATGAACTGCAAGCACGCCTGGTGGGCCACCTCTCCCGACCACTGCGAGGAGTGCGGGTCCGGGCGGCAGTTCCTGCGCTACGACGAGGTGCCCCTCCACCGGCCCAGCCTGATGATGGCCGGGCACGCCGACGGCCTGGACGGCGACAGCGCGGTGATCGAGATCAAGTCGATTGGTGTGAACACCCTGCGTTTTGAAGCGCCACGACTGATCGCTGATCACACTCACAAGTTCAACATCAACGGGAAGAATCGCGAGTTCCTGGACTATGACGCTCTATGGGACTCCATCCGAGTGCCCTTCCCTTCACACATCCGCCAAGCGCACCTGTACAGCTACATGGGCGCACCGAAGGATGAGATCTTCCTGTACGAATGCAAGTGGAACCAGAGAACCAAGGAGATGGTGGTCAAGTACCGGGAGGAGCGCATCGCCGACCGGTTGGATTGGGCCAGCCAGATCGTCATGGCCCTCCAGGGCGGCAAGATCCCGGACTGCCCCTTCGATGGTTGCGCCGATTGCCAACGCTACGAAAGGACTGGCGGTGAACGACAACGGAAGCTCCTCCTCCACCGCTCGACGGCGGTTGACGCGGCAAAGGCCGCTGAGTCTGGCCGAAACGGCGGCGTGGGCCAGAACGGTGAGCGGCGTGCGGTACGACGTCTATCACGAACTGGGGATCGCCGAGCCTGAGCAACCAGAGTTCGGTCTGCCCAAGCTGGCCGAGGACCTCGATGACCTGACCGATAAGCAACTCATGAACCTGTTCGTGCAGTTGACCCGCTGGTCGGACTTCTTCCAGAACCAGATGGCGGTCGAGGACATCCGCGAGCGTTACGCCGACGCCGAGGTCCGCAAGCTGGAGGGCCTCTACATGACGGCCAACAAACCCGAAAGGGTCTCCGAAGCCGTCACCTGGGTGCGGGCGCAGATGGAACAGGATCCAGCCGTAGGCAGCGCCAGAGACACCCTGAAAGTCATATATGCCAGACGCAAGCTCAAGCAGATGCTGTTTGAGGGAGCCGAGCGCGACGCCGCGGTGGTCAGCCGGGAGCTAACCCGGCGCACCGACGCCAAGAATCCGGG